TCGATTGCTATAATCCTTGGAGTCTTCAACGTCTTAGGAACCGTGATGACCCTGACGGGTCTCTCGGCACCAGGTTCGAGGAAGTTCATACTGTCTAAGAGGTCCCTGTAGCCAAACCCTGGAGTAATAAACTCCAGTGCGGGAAACAGATACTCTAGACGACTAGGCCACTCGTGCTGGACAAACTTTTGGTTTCCCTTGAGTTTGTCTGCAGTTGCACCTGGTCCGTGTTTGGGGACATGCTCACCCAGGTAGATCCGAAGATCACACCTAGAAAGAACATCACCCAAAACGAGAGCTGATAGCCGAGAAAACTCCAGATAATCTTTCTGGGTCCGTTCAGCATCAGCCTGTCGAACTTCCTTCTCACACAAGATGTAACCATCAATCGCTCCCTTCGTGCGTGCTTCTGAGCACGCAATAAGCTGCTTACGAGTGTCTCCACTCGCAATAGACAGCTTACCGAACATCAGCGTAAGCTGACGTATCGCGAAGATCGCTTCGGTTGACGGTTCATCCCGCAGCAAACCACTGCCACGTTCGAACACAAGATCAAGGAAACCTCCGAGAAATCGGGGGAGACCGCCTGTTTTTGCAAAACTAAGAAACAGGTCGTGATCCACCCTACCTCGTGCAAGACCTTTTTGGAGGTCCGACGCGAAATCGGGTAGGGTTATCGTAAGAAACGATAACCCCTCGTGTTCAAAACGCCTCTCGGCTGTTTTATAGTCGAGAGTGGTGCAAGTGTCGCATAAGGTCCCCAATTCTTGGAGGACCTGCTGCCAGAGTTGCATGAGGCGCATTTTAATCCCTTCCTCGTTCAGTTAGAGGTGAGGGAGCCCGACTCATGCTCACAGCTGGTCGTTAGACCAGATGTCCGTCAGTTCTCACCACCGAGAATCTTGGTGATGAGAGCTCCACTCGAAGCATTCAACAGGCTGACGAAACCGTCAATGACCTGCTTCGCTTCCGTCACCGTGTATCCCGTCGGAGGAACGTCCGCCACAACATAGAAACTCATGCTGTGAACGATGTTCTGAGACGAGATGAGCGGGTCGGGG